GCTGATCTCGCGTGGCATTGCTTTCCTTGTCCGCACTCTGCCCTTCATCACTCCCGCCTTCGCGGCGACCTTCACCCGCCTTTCTCCAGCCAGCGCCGACGCCATCCGCTTGGCCCTGGTGAGTGCTGCCTTCTGCTGCGGGCTGGCGCCGGCCCCGGTGCGGGCCTTGGTGGCCTTCAGCCGGGCCTTGGCGGCCTTCGTGGCACTGCCAAGCCTGCCGGTCTGGCCGCGGCTGCGTGCCAGGCTGACGGCCTGGCGCTGGCGGAAGCTGGTCCGTGGTTTCGGTTTGGCCTTGGGGCCTCCACCGGGAGAACTGGCGAACCTGCCGCGGCTATCACGGGTGTAGGCGCGAGTGCGGCGGGCCATGAGGCAATCGGTGCTACCTCATCTTTCCCGTCAGCTCGCCTGATCCTCGTCCTCCGGCTCCTCCTCATCCCCGAACTCATCCACCGGCGGCAGCGGTGGGTTCAGCTTGGCCTCGGCGTCGGCGTCGGCCTCCACCAGCTGGGCGGTCTCCTTCGTGGCATCGATGCCAGGCCGCAGCATCCCCCGCTTTTGCGCCAGTGCCACCACCGTCTCCCGCATCAGCAGGCCCTTGTCGTAGAGGTTGCCGGCGAGGCTCAGCAGGGCATCGTCGACGGGCTTGTCCGTGATACCCGGCAGCAGATCGAGGCCCGGATTCTTGCCGGGCAGGTCGCCGGACAGGTCGCCCCACAGCTGGAACAGGCTCTCCCAGCAGCTGCTTTTCGCCTCCCCGAGACTGGTCAGCGTGGCCTGGATCTGGGCGCTCTCCAGCTCCGCCTGTGTCGCCGTGCGCTCCCCCGCTCCGCTGAACAGGAACGACAGGGTGCTGCGATCGATCAGCTTCTCGATTCCGGCCAGGTGCTGCAGGTGCTTGTCGAGGCTGCCGCCGTTCACCTCGGCAAAGCCGATCTCGGCGTTGTCGCCCCGGAGCTCGATGATGCTGTTCGGGCCCAGGGTCAGCGGAGTGTTTGGCAGTCGCGACGGGTCGCGAATCCAGGCGACCGGCAGCGCGGTCTTGTGGAGCAGCTCCTTGAGGTCGCTGTACTCCCTGAACCAGTCCAGGGTCAGGTTTGCTAGTGCCAGCAGGGTCGGAGCGCCCTCGCCGAACTCGTCGTGCCGGTTGGCTGAGTACCACCGACAGGGCGGATGGGTCAGGCGTTGACCCGATGCGCCGGTGAACTCGCCAGCATCCGCCCTCTCGATTGCGGCGGTGCTGGCACTACCGCGAACCGTGTCTGCCCCTTTGATGCGCAGTAACTCCCACGTACCTCCCTTCATCACCCTGTAGTGAGGCACCAGCTTGGAGCCGTAGTCGTCGTCGTCTACCTCCAGCCATTCGAGCACTGTCACCTGCGAGGGGATCAGCAGGTCCGGGTCGATGCGCCAGTTCAGGACGTTGCGGCGCTCGGCAAAGCTGAACCGCGGCAGCCGTCGCGCCGCACGCTCCTCCGCTCGACTCTGCGGGCGCCCCTTTGGCAGGTCAACCATCACCAGCACCCCGCCATCGCGGAGGGCCAGCGCATCGGCGATCAGGCCCCAGGCCCTGAGGCTGTTACCCCGGCCGTCGATGTTGTTGATCGCCTCGGCCTCCAGCCGTTTCGGCGCATCGCGCAGCTGATACCGGCTAAGCACACCAGCGAAGGCGCTGATCGCGTCGCGGTAGAAGCTGGGGTAGCTGCTGCGCTCGACTCGGCCGCCATAGGCCTGCTTCGGCTCGCCGGGTTCCTTCGTCAGGTACTGCCGTTTGCTCTTGCGGAGCAGGTCCCAGCAGTCGCCGACCAGATCCAGCTCCGCTAGGACTTCAGTCAGCCGCGGATGATGGAACGACGGCAGGTTGCCCTTGTCTGTCGGATGGTTTAGACGCTGGCGCACTGCCGACCCGGCCCCCTGCTGCCTCAGCTTTCCCGATTCCGAATAGCGCCAGCTGCTCGACCGCCCGGACGATCTCCGCCGGCTGCGTCACTCGGGCTGCAGCGGCCTCGCCGGAACCTGGGGCGTTGCGGGCGGGCACCCCCAGCGACAGGTCCAGCTGGTCCTCCCGCGATGGCAGCCGGACGCCGCGGATGATCCCCGTCGCCATGGCCACGAACTGAGCATGGGGCAGCCGGGCCAGCGTGTGCCGGCGGGGCGTGTGCCGCCAGCTGTGCTCGAGCATCCGCTGATCGGCCCAGCTCAGGCCGAGATGGGCATTGTCGGCGATCTCCAGGGACCGGCGCAACTCTGGACCCACCTCCATCTCGTCAGCAGGCTCCGGGTCGAAGGTGGCGAAGCCCTGCGCATCGGGGTCACAGGGTCGCGTGGCGCCCTGGGCGACCAGGATCGCCCGCACGTCGACCACTGGCAGGCCCGTGGCCTCGGCCACTGCTTCATGGCTCTGCCCCTCGCCGACCAGGCGCCGGACGACAGAAGCCTTGTCGCGCCAGGCGTCGGGCCAGCGGACGCCACTGCTGTGGCCGTGATACCGCAACCACTGCATACACGCCCCGTCGATAAACGGGACGGCCAGCGTGGAGAGCCTGTAAGGGGTCCCGGTTGCTGGGTTGATCAGGTCGGGGTCATACCGCCTGCAGGCCTTGAGCAGGCCAACACAGGCCACTGGATAGAGCTGGTCGTAGCTCACGCCGGTTCTTGCTGCAAGCCGGTTCGCCCTGCTGGCTGCCAGTCGCAGGTTCGTGGCGCAGAGATCCTCAGACCATGGTGTCGACGGCGGGAACCGTTCCCGCCGATCAGTGGCGCTGCCCTCTGGCGCGGCCGGCGTCAGCTGGTCAACAGGTGGAGCCGAGGCATCCGGTGCAGCCTGGGGCGCCGCGGCCGGCTGAGCGGCTGGCTTGGTGGTTTTCCTGCGAGCGGTCTGCCGGCTGCCGCCGGCTGCGGCTGCGGTCATCGGCCGATCATGCCCTGTTGATAGGCCATTATTGCCTGCTCACTCCAGCCCTGCCTGCGCAGTTCGGCAGGATCGATTGCACCGACGCCGCCAGTCCCCTGGCCCCAGCTCACGGTAGAGAAGGTGGTGGGGCCGGCGCCGTTCAGGTAGATCAACAACTGGCTGGTGCTGTCCACGATGTCGTCGAAGGTTGCAGCAGGGAACTGCAGCAACTGATCCCGCACCTCGTTGGCCCAGGGGGCTGAGCGCGGCAGGAACACGCGGCCGTTGTTGAACTCCACGCTGGCAGCATTGGCCCTGCTCTCCTTGCTACCCATGTCACCCACACCGGCGGCCACCACCTGGTAGCCGTGGGCGCCCTGCGTGAGGGTCTTGATCACTGCGGCGCCGTTGGCCTTTTTCTCAATCACCAGCTCGCCAAAGCGGTGGCGGGTGTGCATCGAGCGGATCATGGCCACGGTGGCAGGGAAGTCGAGCCGCTCATTCACCAGATCAAGCAGCCAGGCGCCTTGTGGGCTCTGCCCCCAGAGGGTCATGGCCACCATGTCGCTGCCGGCGGTGTCGTCGAAGGTGCAGTCCACCGACAGCAGGGTGCGGATGAAGCGATCGGGGAGCACCGGATCGCCAGGCTCGCCCGGCCATGCCGTGGTGCCGTAGAACAGCATCCGATCCAGGAAGAACACCGTGCCCTTGCCGGCGCTCGGGGCCTGCTGAAAGATCGATTCCCAATCCCGATCCGGGGTGTTGGCCTTCTTGCGCTTGATCCAGCGCTCATCGAAGCGCTCCGGGTCCAGGGCCTCACCGGGCTGGCGGTCGTCTGCCTCGCGGGTGACCGTGGCCGGCAGGGGCTTGATGTTGTTCTTGGCCACCGCCTCGATCGGCAGGCTGACCACATGCCACCGCTCGCACTCGTCCTCGAGGCCCTCCTTCTCGAGCTCCAGGTTCTTGCTCAGCAGGTAGCCGATCAGATCGGCCTCATGCCATCTGGTGTGAACCACCACCACGGCATTGCCAGGCTCCTCCCGGGTGCTCAGCACCGAATCCCACCAGTTGTGAACCTGCCGGCGGAAGGCGGCACTCTCGGCCTCCTCGCGGCCCTTGATCGGGTCATCGATGAACAGCCAGTGGCCCGGCTTGCCGGTGCCCTTGCCGATGCCTGCAGTCCAGATCGACCCGATCCCTTCAGCGCTGGCCCATTCCTCCTTGCCGGCCCTGGAGGGGCTGAGGATGCCGCCACTGGCGGCGAAGTAGTCGCGGGCGGCCTCGCTGAACCCCACCGCCAGATCCTGGGTCTGGCAGCAGATACCGCCGGAGCGATCGGGGAACCGCCGCAGGCAGTAGCCGGGCAGGAACCGCGAGAAGATCGTGCTTTTCCAGTGCCTA